GATCCGCAAGAGCCGATGAGTGAATGGGCGGATGAGTATCGTTTGCTTGGTCAAACTTATGCGGCCGAGCCTGGTAGATGGCGCACCAATCGCACACCGTATTTGCGTGAGATCATGGATGCGTTTTCGCCATCATCGCGTTGTGAATTTGTTACGATTATGAAAGGCGCACAGCTTGGATTTACTGAGGCATTAACCAACATGATCGGCTACATTATCCACCGCGCACCAGCGCCGGCAATGATGGTGCAGCCAACTCAGAACTTAGCAAAACGATATTCAAAACAACGCTTAGCAACGATGATCCAAGACATGCCAGTGCTTCGTGGATTGGTGGCAGATCCACGCGCAAGGGATAGCGGCAACACCACCACCTCAAAAGCATTTGACGGCGGTGTGTTGTTTATTGCTGGTGCAAATAGTGCGGCGGATCTAAGATCGGTACCGGTGCGATATTTACTACTCGATGAGGTTGATGCCTATCCGTATGACTTGGACGGTGAGGGCGATCCGATTGAGTTGGCCGTAAACAGAACAAAAACCTTTGCACGGCGCAAGGTTTTAATCGGATCAACACCAACGGTGAAAGATGTGAGCCGTGTTGAGCGTGAGTTTTTAAAAGGTGATCAGCGCAAGTATCATGTGGCATGTCCGCATTGCGATGGAATGCAAGAGTTGTATTGGCAAAACATCAAATGGAGCAAGGACGCAAACAAAGTACCGCGTCCGGAAACTGCTGTGTATATGTGCGAGCATTGCGCCGGAGTTATTACAGAAAGTGATAAACTTGAGATGTTGCAACACGGTAAATGGGTAGCCACCAAGCCGGATAATAATTACCGAGATACTCGCCGATCGTATCACATATCATCGCTTTATTCACCGTGGGAAAGTTGGGCAAACTTGGTACAAAAATGGCTTGATGCACAGCAAGATCCACACCTTTTAAAAACATTCATTAACACGGCATTGGGCGAGTGTTGGGATGAGGAAACCAACCGCGTGGACATGAACGATTTACGCAAAAAAGCAGAAGAATACCCATTGCGCCAATTACCAAATGGTGCGCTTATTGCCACTTGCGGTGTGGACGTGCAGGACAACAGACTCGAAGCGGTGATTTGGGCATTTGGTAAAGATGGGCAGGAAAGCTGGGTGATTGATTATCAAGTATTTTTTGGTGATCCGGCATCGCCTAAACTTTGGGCAGAGCTGGACGAATGGTTGTTGCAAGAGTTGGATCACGAATCCGGCTCGAGTGTGAATCTATCCGCAGTGGCGATTGACACCGGCGGACACCACACACAGATGGTGTATGATTTTTGCCGACTTAGAAAGCACCGTCATGTGATTGCCATCAAAGGACAATCGACTCGCAACCGACCGGTGATCGGACGGCCAACCAATCAAGACATTTCCATTGGCGGTAAAACCATTCGCGGTGGTGTGCAATTATGGCCGGTGGGATCGGACACTGCAAAGAGCGTTTGGTACGGTCGATTCGGTATTGAAAGTGGCGCAGGGCGTGTGCATTTTTCTACCGAGTTAGACGATGAGTTTTATGCGCAACTCACGGCTGAGAAATTAGTCACGCGTTATCACAAAGGCCATCCACGTACTGAGTGGGTCAAGCCATCGCATCGGCGCAACGAGGTACTGGATTGCTCGGTGTATGCGTTGGCGGCGGCATACCATTTGGGCATGAACAAGTGGAGTCAGAAAGATTGGCAACGATTAGAGGATATTGTTGAGCCTTTTATTAAAGATTTATTTGATTCTAAGCCTGATAAAGTTAAAACTGAGTCAAGAAAAGACGAAAAAAACATTAATATCCAACCAAAAGTTACACAAACACAGCGCCCATTAAGACCGAGAAATAAGAAATCCGGTGGTTTTGCAGCGCGTTGGTAAATTAGTTTTAAATTGGGGTTGACATTTGAAAAAATGTTACGACACTAACACCTAGATATAGTAGTTTTATATTTCAAAAACACTAGATATAGGGATTTATGGCCAATTTATTTGACTCTACAAACTACCCAACCACTGAGCCGAGCGATATTATTGCCGGTGATCGTATCGCTTGGAAGCGTAGCGATTTGGATAGTGATTATCCAATAGCTTCTTATTCATTAAAATATTCAGCGCGTTTAGAAAACGCCGGCTCAACTGAGATTGAGATCACTGCAACAGAAAGCGGCAGTGATTACATCGTGGAAGTTGGCCAATCAACAACAGCAGCCTACACCGCAGGTGTTTATCACTGGCAAGCGTACATTATTCGTACCTCAGACTCAGAGCGTATCACTGTTGACAGTGGCACTTGGGAAGTCAAAGCCAACCGTGATGCTGCCACAACCGATCCTAGAAATCACGTCAAAAAGGTATTGGACTCCATCGAGGCCACCATTGAGGGCAGAGCTTCAAAGGATCAAGAGTCGTATTCTATTGCTGGTCGCTCATTAGGGCGCACGCCGATTGCTGATTTGATTTTATTACGTGATAAATACCGTACTGAATACGTGCGCGAGCAACGAGCAGAGCGTGTTGCTAATGGTTTAGGCCACAGTGGCATTATTAAAACAAGGTTTTAAGTATGAATTTTTTATCCATTTTTAGAAAACACAAAAAAGCCGTTGCCAAACGTGCGTATTCCGGTGCAAAGATTGATCGTTTAACGTCAAGCTGGACGACTACATCGCAAAATATTAACAAAGATTTGCAATCCGGTGGCAAGGTATTGCGCGTTCGAGCGCGTGATTTGAGTATCAACAATGATTATGCGCGTAAGTATTTGCAGATGTGCGTGTCAAATGTGGTGGGTGCAAAGGGTATGGTTTTGCAGGTTAAATCCAAAACCGCTAAAGGCAAACTCAATCAAAAGCACAATCGAATTGTCGAACAAGCCTGGACAAAATGGTCAAAGGCCAATAATTGTGCATGGGATGGTCGTTTGTCATTTGTGGAAATGCAACGCTTATTTATTGAAACCGCTGCACGCGATGGCGAAGTGTTAATCCGCATGGTGCGTGATGATTCGCAGTTTGGTTTTAAATTGCAATTTTTAGACTCTAATCGTTTGGATGAAAACCTAAATAAAAAACTAAACAACGGCAATATCGTTCGCATGGGTATTGAGTTTGATACCACTGGCCGTGCGGTAGCGTATCACTTATTGGTTAATCTTGAAAATGAAGCCACCGCCGGTGCAAGGTATGAGCGCATTGATGCGGACAATATCATTCACGCCTTTATGGGTGAACGCCCAGAGCAAATTCGCGGTGCAACGTGGATGGCCAGTGCCATGAGTAGGCTCAATATGTTGGGTGCTTATGAAGAAGCCGAGCTGGTTGCAGCAAGAATTGGCGCATCTAAGATGGGTTTTTACACCTCAGAAGCCGGTGATTCGTTCATTGGTGATAGTGAAGATGATCAAGGTTATTTGTTAGATTCAGCCGAGCCGGGTGTGTTTTCACAACTACCGGCCGGTACCAACTTTACTACTTTTGATCCTACCCATCCAACCAGTGCATTTAAAGATTTTAACAAAGCAATTTTGCGCGGTATTTCAAGTGGTTTGGGCGTGGCGTATAACTCACTCGCGAGTGATCTCGAGGGCGTTAGCTTTTCAAGTATTCGATCCGGCACCATTGAAGAACGCGACCAATGGCGTGTGAAACAAAACTGGATGATTCAGCATTTTATGGATCGTGTTTATGAGCAGTGGTTAAGTATGCAATTGCTGAATGGATCGCTGGGTTTGTCGATGACTGATTTTGATAAATTATCCGAGATCCGCTGGCAACCAAAAGCCTGGACTTGGGTTGATCCACTCAAAGACATCAAAGCGTCAACTGAGGCAATTAATGCTGGTATTAAAACCGCCAGTGAAGTGGTGGCAGAGCAAGGTGGTGATATAGAGGATGTATATGACCAACTCGCTTATGAGCAACAATTAGCCAAAGACAAAGGTTTGAATTTAAGTATTAACAATGAGGTAAAAGCCAATGAAACAAATCAAAACGGGTAATTTAACTCGTTCATTTAATTTAGATCGAGCGGCGATTGATGAAGAAGCACGCACGGTAGCATTATCGTTTTCAAGCGAAGCACCTGTCGAAAGATTTTTTGGAATGGAAGTGTTAGATCACTCGCCAGAAAGTGTCGATTTGGGGCGTTTGAGAAATAAAGCACCGCTTCTATTAAATCATGATCCTGATGATCAAATAGGGGTAATTGAGTCGGCAGATATTAATAACGGCAGAGGCGAAGCCATTGTCCGTTTTTCAAAATCAGCTCATGCTCAAGAGATATTTCAAGATGTAATTGATGGAATCCGTACCGGTATTTCCGTTGGTTATCGTATTTTGGAAATGAAATTAGAGGAAAGCAAAGAGGACTTGGATACATATCGAGCCATGCTTTGGCAACCTTTTGAAATTTCCAGTGTACCGATTCCAGCTGATGCAGGCGTGGGTGTTGGTCGTTCAGATGTTCAGGGCGACAACTTAACAACAATTACTAATTTAAAAACTAATAAAAAGGAAAGAAAAATGGAAAAAAATGATAACACACCAAGCATCGATGCAGCAACAGTTGCACGCGATGCAGTAGCGGCGGATCGCGCACGCTCACAAGAGATTGATGCCATTGTGGCAAAGCACCCTGAACTTAAAGAAGTTGGTGCGCAATTTAAAGGCAATGATCGCTCTATGGATGAATTCCGTGGCGTAGCATTGGATTCAATCACTAAAAATCAACCTAAAACAGCGGCGATTGAAGATACTAAAATCGGCATGAGCGACAAAGAAGCAGACAGCTTCTCAATCGTACGTGCGGTGAATGCTTTGGTTACTGGCAATTGGAACGATGCAGGCTTTGAACGTGAAGCTTCTGATTCTATGGCTGGTAAATTAGGCAAACGCGCACAAGGTTTTTACATTCCAACTGACGTATTAATGCGTGATTTGAACGTAACAACTTCAACAGCAGGTGGCCACACGGTTTCTACTGATTTATTATCAGGTTCGTTCATCGATATGCTTCGTAACAAGATGAGCGTTGTTGGTTTGGGCGCGACAATGATGAATGATTTGGTTGGCAACATTGCTATTCCACGTCAAACTGGCGGTGCAACTTCTTACTGGGTAGCTGAAAGTGGCGCGGTAACAGAATCACAACCAGCATTCGATCAGGTAACTTTATCACCATCAACTGTGGGTGCATTCTCTGACGTTTCACGCCGTTTATTACTTCAATCATCTATGGATGTTGAAGCATTTATCCGTAGCGAGTTGGCAACAACTTTAGCACTTGAAATTGACCGCGCAGCGATCAATGGTTCGGGTTCATCTAATCAACCGACTGGTATTTTAAATGTATCAGGCATCGGCGCAGTAGCAGGTGGCACGAATGGTGCAGCACCGGATTGGGCAGACATTGTTGATCTTGAATCAGCAGTATCGGTTGACAACGCAGACATGGGCGCATTGGGTTACTTAACTAATGCTTCTGTTCGTGGTAAGTTGTTACAAACTGAGAAAGCATCATCAACTGGTCAGTACGTTTGGGGCGAGGGTAACACGCTACGTGGTTACAACGCAGCCGTATCAAACCAAGTACCGTCAAACCTTACTAAAGGCTCAGGCACTGGTTTATCAGCAATCTTATTCGGTAATTGGAATGATCTAATTATTGGTACTTGGGGTGGCATCGATATTAATATCGATACCTCAACAGGTTCTGCATCAGGCACGGTTCGTGTGGTTGCATTACAAGACGTTGATATTGCGGTTAGACATGCAGAAAGCTTTGCAGCAATGCAGGACGCAATAACTTAATATTAAGTTGTTGTTAAGTGCTGGGGTTATGCCTCAGCACTCTTTTAAAGGACAAAATTATGAAAATACAATTATTAACATCAGTCGGCATTAAAGGCAAAGACATCGCTAAAGGCGAGGTCGTAGATGTGGATGCAAATTTAGCAGCCAAACTAATTCTTAGCAATAAGGCACAAGCCTCAAAAGCTAAAAAAAAATCAAAGAAATAATTAATTATGTTTACCGAGGATTTGTCAGAATTTTTAGATGCAACTGAGATGGCAGACAATGCCACCATCGGTGCATCCACTGTGGCTGGAATCTTCGATAACCAATTTGTAGAAGTACACGGCATCGAGGGTGTAAGACCGGTATTTGTTTGTGATGAATCAGACGTAAGCACAATTGATCACGGTGATTCTTTGAGTGTTAAATCTACTTCTTATGAAGTTATTGGCATTCAACCGGACGGCACAGGCTTGACTTCATTAATACTTGAGGCGCAATAATGGCTCATGTAAGGCAATTAATACGCGACAAAATGAAAACCCTTTTAACGGGTTTATCAACAACGGGATCGAGCGTTTATATCAGCCGAGTTTACAATCATAAGACATTGCCAGCATTGGCTATTTATACGCACGATGAACAATCAAGCGATGATTTGGACAACGTAACTTTTGGCTCAACCAATCAACATCGTTTGCTAAATATTGTGGTTGAAGCAAGGGCAAAAGCCACAGCGAATGTGGACAAAACTTTAGACACGATTTCAGCAGAAGTTGAAACGGCACTTTTTGCATCGGGTGATACCACATTAGATGGCAAGTGTAAGTATTTTGAATTTAATGGATTAGAGATTGAGTTATCCGGTGAGCAAGAGCAACCCGTTGGCTTAATGACTATGCGGTTCTCTGCCCTATACAGGGTAGATAAAACAGATGTAACAACCTTAATCAGCTAGGAGTAAATAAAAATGGCAACAGTAACAGGATACAGCGGATCACTTAGAGATTCGTCAGGTAATAAAATTGGTGAACTTACTGCGTTCACTTTAAACATTACCCAAAACAATGAGCAGTTTAATTCATTCGGCAACGCTTGGACATCAACAACAGCAACCACTAAAGGTTGGTCAGTTGATGGTTCGGGCAATTACGATCCGGACGATACTTATCAGACTGCGGTGGTGGATGAAGTATTAACCGGCGACGCTTCTTATGCTATTGCATTAAGAGCAGAGGGCGACACTACTGGTGATGATGAATTTACCGGCACTATTAAATTGAGCGAAGTGTCAATTGAAGCCAGTGCAGATGGCCTAATCGCTTTTAGTTTTTCAGGCGCAGGCGATGGTACTTTAACTAAAGGTACTGTTTCGTAATGGCATTTAAAGCGATTGATCGTAATGAAGTTATTGAGGCAGTTTCAGTGGATGATCCTGCCATCGATCAAAACAATTCTGATATTGAAGCTTATAAGGACTCACACGACATAAAGCATTTAAGTTTTATTGAGGGTGAGCAACCAACGGTGTTTCACATAGGCACGATTTCTTTTATGAAGTTTGCAGAAATAAAAGATAAGCACATTAGTTTTGATTTGGGCGGTGATGGTCAAGAAATTAAAACCAATTTATTTGGTTTAACGGCCGATGCGCTACGATATTCGCTTAAAAAAGCCGACAATTTACCTTTTAAGATTAAGATTGAACGCAATCGATTGTCAGACACCACGATGGATAAATTAGCCCGTTTGGGCATTGTGGAAGAATTGGGCAATGTTGCACTTAATGTAAATGGTTTTGGTGACGAAGAAGAAAAAAAATAGTAGGCGCAATCATACAACAGCAAGTCAATTATGACTGCGCCAGTTGTTCGGATCATGACAAAGAAGTTAGAGGGTGTAGTTTAAAGGCATCCACCATTGTCATGGCACATGGAGTGAAAGGATATGCCACACGCTGTCCGGTGATTGATGCTTGGGAAATAAACGATTATTTTCGCATTCATAAATACTGGCAACAAGGCCATTATCCAAACCCCGGCACATGGGCGCAGCAACCCAATAAGTTGGTATTAATAATAGAGGCAATAGATGGCTACACAACGAATGCAAATACTGATCTCGGCACGAGATAAAGCAGGAAAAGTAATTCATGGCATCCGCCGAAAACTTAAAAAGTTAGGGAATACGGCAAAAAAAGTCGGCCGTAGTATTACCGGTGCTTTTGCTAAAGT